ACAATTTTAATAATGGTATTAAATGTGCAGAAAGACTTACAAAAGTAAATTTAATACATTTTGCACATAAAATAGATCAATTAATAAAAGATAAGGAGCAAAAAGATGAACAATCAGATTAGAACGGTTCTAAAGAAGAGATACGAAGCTGAAATTGCAGATGCTAAGTACAAAATCAAATGTTTTAGCGAGCATGAATTGGTAATACCGGAGCACCCAGATATTACAGCCGAAGTAGACAAACTGTTACTAAAAATAGCAGAAGCTGAAGATAAATTGGCAGTAATTAGTCAACATTATGGCGATAATAAGGCAAATAAAGCTATTTTGTAACCAGCGTATATGTATGGTAAAAAAAATAAAAAAAAAAATAAAAAACACTGAGTAAAAAGTGTCTTTTTGTCGTTTTAGGCTATAAGTGTTGGTATACAACAATAATAGTTGCCAAATTATGCTAAAAAAAAGTGTCATCTGACAGATTATTTTGTCACTTCTCAGATTGCCCGCGCGCGAGGCTTTTCATTTTTATTGTTTTTCTAAAACTTTTGTCATACATATACAAATATGAAATCCAAAAACAAATCTAGAAGAATTAACAGCTACACCAAACCTAAGACTGTTAAACAACACGTGCCGTTTCCCTATAAGCGTGTTCGTATAGATTGGATTGATATAATCACAGAGGGTGGTTGGGGTTCTGAAAAAGAATTTAAAGATATGAGATTAGCAACACCTGTAAGTGAGGGCTGGCTATTTAGTAAAGATGATGAGACTGTAAGAATCTTTGCTGGTTATGATGTAGAATCAGACGGTTCTATTCATTTTTCTGAACGTTCTGTTTTTCCGACGTCTTGTGTGAAGAAGATAACTCGGATTCACTAACCTCTTCTGGTAATGCGTCAACAACCTTTGCATTTAGAATCGGAGCGTAATCGTCTAGTATTTTTTTCATTTTTAATTCTAACTCTTCCTCTGACAATTCCTCTAATTTACCTGTTTTTATTATTTTACGGTCTATGTATAGTCCTGCTGCCATTCCTCTATTCTTCTCGGCGTTGGTCGCAGCAGAGAAAGCACCTTTCTTAAGTGCTTCTTCTCTAATCTTACCAAGTTCTGCTACATGCTTGTCGTAAGTAACTTCATATTTCTTTAGCTTCTCTTCTCGTAACGCACCTATGTATTGCACCACTAATGGTGACAGTCTAGGGTTTTGTAATTCTGATGCTTCTACTCTAGCACGTTTCTCACTATAGCCTGCAGCAATTGCTGCATCAGCTCCTGTTGTTCTACCTTCGTTAAACACCAGATATTCTGCAAATCTTTTTTGCATTTCAGTTAATCTTTTTGGAACTCCCATGTTGACAATTTAGGGTAACATGGCTATATTGTCAAGATATGAAAGATGACAAAGTTATAGATTTACAACAAGTAAAAGAAGATCGTGGTGAGCATGATCTAGAACAAACTATTGAAACTTTAAGACAACGAGTCAAAGAGTTAATGGCTATTAATGAAACCCATAGAGAACTTATGGGTAAGTTAATTGTAGATAATGAAGAGTTGAAGAAAGATAACAAAGCTTTGGCTAAACAGATAGACGATTATTTTAATGCTCGTTAAAGACTTACAACAATTCTTAGGTAGCTTTACTGACAAGTTAAAAGATGGTAAAGGCAGAGGCAATGCAGTTCAGTATGCTAGAATTTATATTGAAGTGGATGGTTATCTTGAAGAAATCAAAAGAATGGAAGTACAAGAGAACAATATAATAGGTGCACAGCAAGGCTTAAGATTAGTTTTAAAACCTGTAAAAAGTAAAAAAATAATATTACCTCCAGGCGTGCGTGGGGATTATTAGGAAGGAGTAAAAATGTTTGAGTTGACTGAAGAACAAAGAAAACAATTATTGCAGTATTTATGGACAAGACCATATGGAGAAGTTGCTAATATAATTGGAATGTTAGCGTCATTGAAAGCTAAAAAGAATGACAATGCTACCTCGAAAAAGTAAGTGGGACCAGAGTCTAAATTATATAAAAAATTACTTAAAAAAACTCCTGGAATTGTATGGAATAGGATTGAAAACCTTAGCAATGTTGGGACTCCTGATCTATTGGGCTATAATACTTTTAGCACCTTTTTCACAGTAGAATTAAAAGTAACCAAGGGTATAAAAATTAAGTTTTTACCACACCAAATTGCTTGGCATGTTAAGCATCCAAAGAATACATTTATCTTAGTAGAGGCCCTCGGTCCAAGAGCCGTTAATCGTTTTCAATTGTATCCAGGTTCAGGGATCTTGGCGCTTGAAGCTTGTGGCTTGAAGCTTCAACCTTTTTGCTTGGGGCTTGACGCTTGTAGCTTGCTGCTTTCAGAGCTTGGCGCTTGAGGCTTGTTGCTTGCGGCTTGTTGCTTGAGGCCCGGACCAGGATGCACGCTGTCAACGACTTCGCGACTGTCGGGACTACTAATGACCTGGTCCAGTTTATTACGTAGCTTTCGTAATTCTTGTTTCTTTCGAAATTTTCTTAATTCTGCATAATATTTTGGAGATCTAAAAACCATTAATGTTTACCGTATGAAACGTTTCTTATATCACGATTCCAACATGCCCTGCAATCTAAACATTTATTATCTTGCTTTGAAGCCGGGCAGCTGTGATTNCCATCTGTGGTAACTGTGGATGTCCAGGGCCAGAAAGACACAGGGCCCTGATCAATCATATGCGAAGAGAACCGGATNACCAGGTTACGTGGCACTTCGTTAANAGAAACGCGTTTTAGTATTTGTGCTTCACGTGTTGGCAGCCAATGCTTGGTGCCCGGTGTCTTCCTGCAAATTCTAAAAATATTCTGAAGATGTTCCAGTGACTGGATGTCTCCGCTGTCGTGCCATCTAAATTCTTTGTGTGGTTTAATAAGTTGTATCATTGCATCAACCCATTCTGGGCTTTCAATTGCTTTTAGTCTACGCTCAAGCGCTGCCTGTACATTTGGAAATCTATATCGACCCTTCAGGGCATAGCAACCGTGGCACACGCTGCCAGGAATCTTGACCAGCTTGGAGCCTGTTATACATTTAGATGCTGGCAGGTTATAAGCCGGTCCAGGCATCTTGGAAGGCTTTGACAGCCCTCCGACAATTCTTTCTAATTCTTTCTTTTTCATATGTCCCTTATAATCCTATAATTATTTATTGTCAAGCTTGTTGCCTGAAGCTTGCAGCTTGCGGCTTGTTGCTTCTTTAGAATCATTCTAATCTGCAGCTTGCAGCTTGTTGCCTCGCGCTTGTAGCCGTTAGCTTGGAGCCATTCAGCGTGCAGCTGTAGTATATTAATTCCATAACTTTCTAATTGTCTGCTCATAATCTTTCTGATCCCAGATCCTTGATCGCAGGTTTTTACGCCTTAGGTCTTGACGCGCCGTTATCTAGAATCGGTTTTGTAATAGCGCCTAGAACTACAGCTATTACAATACGCCCCCCGATAATACCCACCAAGGATCAGGGATCAGGCGCCAACCGTTACCGGACCTATTTTACAGCACGCTGATCCCAGATCCCTGCAAGGTGGTCTAGACTTCTTCGATTGCGACCCGCAGGGATCAGGGATCAGTAACTGATCCCAGGTCCTACTCTCTGTCGTACGCTCCGTAGTAGGACCAGGGATCAGTACTAGTGGCTAATAGGCGGAGCTTTCAGTATGCATCCCTACTGGCTCACGTAAGTAATACGTCGCGACCTAGAATATAGCCCAGAAATGTCCAGGCGCCCTATACTAGTTCTGATCCCAGATCCATTGAGACCGAACTAACAACAAGTGGCAAACTACCCAGACTTTGTTTGCGTCGTTCGGACGTCGTTTAACGCTAGTCAACGCCCAATGGATCAGGGATCAGTTCTGGCTATGCAAGTGCGCATAAATGCATATTGAACACAACCAGAAGTTGTCCCAACTAATTAGAGGCGTACAACCTATTCGAATATCAGTTCTCATACATAATTAATTAATCCAATATAATCCTATTGACAAAGTTTGTCAAGTAGTATATAAATTTATTTATGCAAACAAACAGAAAGGCACAAATGACTAGAATAAGACTAAATCAAGAGTATCGGAACAAGATCG